GAAATGCTAGATGGTGCCGTACCACAAAGTGGTGTGGCTCCTGATTTTAGAGTCAATAGCATATATAAAACTCCACACAATAGAATTACAGATATTAAGAAATCTGTTCTGTATAGAAAAGTTGACCTTGGTATCCGCGTTGCTTATGGGACCTCTTTACTTGGTCCTGCAACAATAGGAGGACAACACCTGGATCCACACAAAATAGCTATTTCCAAGTACAACCCAGAACCAGTAGCTATAAATCTTAGAACCCTAGGATTAGCTGTTGGTAGTTATTATGAGTTGATTGATAATAGTACTTTACGAGATAGAGTTGTCATAAGTACTAGAGAAGCTTTAGGTAGTTTTGGAGAACATATGAATTCTGTCGATTCTTCTTCCAGTGGTGGTTGGCCATACAATACTCCTGCGGAAGATGATCTCAAGAAAAAGTATTTCCGAGCTGTTGCAAGTGGTGATACTGATGTTATCGATATGGTATTTAATGAAATTGATAATGAAGTTGATCGCTACGAGAAAATGTATGAAAAAGGAACAAGACCTTTCTTCTTGTACACTGATAATTTAAAAGACGAGATTAGACCTTTTGAGAAAATTAAACAAGGTAAGACTCGTATGTTTAGTGGTTCACCTTTCATAATGTTGTTACTGTTTAGGAAATATTTTGGAAGTTTCATGGATGAGTTCTGTCACATGAATCTGAACGTGGGATCAGCAATAGGTGTAAATCCATATGGTAATGATTGGAATACATTAGCTTCCAAGCTTTTAAGATTCAGTAAGAGTAGTGACGAAGAATGCATTGGTGCTGGTGATTTCTCTTCTTTTGATTGTAGCCAACAGGTTGAAATTTTGAATAGGATTCTCACTATTATCAATGATTGGTATGGACTTAATCCTAGGGAAACTTACATCCGTATGTGCCTTTGGTCCGAGATTACTAGTTCTCGTCATATATATGATGACAAACTATATTTTTGGTACAACAGTTTGCCTAGTGGCAATCCTTTGACTGCAATTGTCAATACTATGTACAATAATATCGCATTTAGATGTTGTTGGATCAGTATGGGGCTTGATCCTATGCTTTTCAATAAGAACGTGTACCTCGTAGCTTTAGGAGATGATAACATATTTTCTGTTTCTGATAGGTATAGAGAAAAGTTCAATGAAATAACCCTAAGTGTGCACATGGCTAAGATAGGTTTGAAATACACCAACGAAAATAAAAGTATATCTTTTGTTAAGTTGAGGCCTATCTATGAGGTTAGTTTCTTAAAGAGAAGCTTCAGGTTTGAGAAAATTGTTAACAGATGGGTTGCCCCTATATCTTTGGAGAC